CGGGTATCCACCCGGAGAGTCCAGTCAGGTATTTGTTATTGCGTGGTTATTTCGGGCTGTGCGGTGGATTCCGACCGGGGGTGGCTTCCCAAAATTTTCGGCCTGCCGCTGGCGATGCGCCGCGCTTCGCCCGCCAGCATACGAATATCGCCAGGAAGGAACCGGAAACTGCCTCGGACTGGACCCCGGCCGGACCCTCGCTGGATACCGGAGTCCAGAAGGCCCCCGTCAACGCAAAGGGGAGAGCGAGCTTTCCAGCACACTCTCCCCATCTTGCCTTCGGAATAGCATAGATCTGTTGCAGATGTCGAAGGAAAAAGTGTTGCAACACATTGGAGTCACTGCGCATTCAGGCGCGCGGCGATCTTGGTCAGCGCCAGTTGCCAGCGACGCCACGCGGTCGTGCGGTCGCAGCCGAGTTCCCCGCTGATCTGCTTCCACGGCACCCGGGCCGCACGAGACCAGACCAGCTTGCGCTCCGCCTCCTCGATCCAGAGCACCCAGTCGAAGGTCTGCTCGAGCCGCGTGATCGCGGCAGCCGAGGGCCAGACCCGCATCGGCTGCGGCTCCATCGCCGCGATCTCGCGGCTGGTCCGCACGATGTCGGGCCAGGTGTTGAAGTAGCCCTGCGCCTTCACGGGCGGTAGCTTGCGCAGCGTACGGAACGCCTCCTCGAAATGGTCAGCAACATTATCGGCGGTCCAGAGTTGATCAGCCATGACGCGCCTCCTTGGTCGAGGCCCGCTTGCCGTAGAGCTTCGTGCCCAGCTGCTCGACCAGTTCGCGCTCGGGCCATGTCAGACGATTGTCGTCCACGCTGACCGCGAGCATGCCCTGTTCGTGCCAGCCGTCGCGTTTGACCTTCTCGGTGTCACGACGCTCACCGCCATACCCGGGAGGGTGCCAGCGCATGGTCTTCATCGCTGCACCTCCGTCATCAGGGCGGCATAGCCGATGACATCGACCAGGCTGTCACGGTGGCTCGGGTCATGCGTCAGACGGACCATTTTCAGGTCGATCATGCAGAGCGCGACCTGCGCCGGGGTGACGGGCTGGCCGAGGGTGAGCGACCAGCGGGCGGCTATGCCGCGCAAGGCGGTGTCAGCGGGGCCGTAGGTTTCGGCGCGGCTTTCCAGGACCGCGGCAGCCTGCGCGAGAATAGCGGGCCGGGTCATGCCAGACCTCCCTGCGTCTCGATCGCCCAGAGCAGGATGGCGATGGCGTCGGCCTCGTTGTCGTCGGCCGGGCTGAAGCCGCGGGCCCGTGCAGCGGCCACCATGGCGGCCTTGTCAGCGTTGCCCTTGCCCGTGGCGTGCTGCTTGATGGTGCCGACTGGGGCACCTTGGTAGGGCACGCCGCGCAGTTCGGCCCAAGCGGTCAGCGTGGCCATGAGCCCCCCATAAACGTGCGCCGCGTCGGTGCCCGCATGGCGACGGACCTCTTCGAACCAGATCGCCTCGATCGGACCGGAGAGCCGATCAATCTCGGTCAGCCAGTTGGTGAAGCGCAGAAAACGCATGCCGCCGCCATCGAAACGGCCGGGCTTGAAGCTGACAGTGCCACTGGTGATTAGCCCGTCATGGCCGCGGATGGCCCAGCCGGTGGTGGTGCCAAGATCGAGGGCGAGGATCGTTGTTGCTTTACAGTTTGGCAGGTCTGCATCGCTTGGCAGCGAAGTCACTTCTGGCTCCACCGGAACCGTATGTTTCAGAGCGATCCCGCCATAGCCGCGCCAATTGCGCGTCTGGACTTGCTCAAAGCCTTTGGCGCCCACTGCCAGCGAGAACCGCTTCACGGAGCCAACGCGCGTTTGCCGTTGTTGAGCCCATTCCTGCCAATCTGCGAAGAGCGCCATCGTCGGGGTCACGGTATCGAATGCGACCACGCAGCGCTCAGCCAGCCAGAGGTCGAACGCGACCGGGAAATCGCCCATGGCGGATATGGCAGCAGAAACCGGCAAAGGCGTACACCCGCGCGTGTGCGCGCGCGTAACGGGTATATACTGAGATCCTGCCATATCCGCCATGGCCCTTATTTTATTGGTCATTGTAGTCTCCCTCGAATAGGTCAGCCTTGTTGTCTCGAAGCCCGATGCCGCGGAACCCGCGGGTGGTGCTGGTCTTGAATTTCTCGAAGCCGCGCGTGGTCAGTGTTTCGGAGAAGCGCTTCATGGAGCCGGCGTATTCGCCGTTTGCCTCGGCCCAGGACTTCCAGCTGTTGAAGAGCTCAGTGGAGCCCGCCGAGAAGGCCTTGTTGCCGGTCAGGCAGCGCTCATCGATCCAGCGTCCGAGCGCGTCCTCGGCCTCGAAGTAATCGTCGGTGGCGGCCATAACGGCAGGTGGTGGGCGTAGGCCCGTCTTCTGCCATTCGAGGCAGCCCTGCAGCGCCCAGGCGAGGATGCCGTCCCGTTCGGCCAGGAGCCTGTCTGGCAGGCGCTTGTCGCGCTTGGCGGCCGGGATGGTCACGGTGAAGGGCACCATGTGCAGGCGCCGCTTCATCGCCTCGTCGACGTTGCGGATCGAGGGCTTGTGGTTGCCAACGACCAACAGCTTGAACTGCGGCATGAACTCGAAGAAGTCCTGGCGCATAAAGCGGGCGGTGATCTTGTCGCCGCCGGTCAGCGCCTTGAGCTTGCTTTCGGCCCAACGACTGCCCTGTTCGGTTTCGATCGAGGTGACGATCCTCGCGCCGCGCAAGCCCGCCATGTCGGTCGGATGGCGATCACCGGTGGTGGCCATGAACATGTCCATGGGCGCCACGGTGGCGTAATCGCCCATGATGGCGGTCAGCGTGTTGGCGAAGACGGATTTGCCGTTCGCGCCGGTGCCATAGAGAAAGAACAGCGCATGTTCGGTCGTGACACCGGTCAGGCAGTAGCCCGCCATGCGCTGGAGATAAGCTTGCAACTCGGGATCGCCGCCGGTGACGGTGTCGAGGAATTGCAGCCATACCGGGCAGTCGCCTTCCACTGACGCGCCCGCGATCTTCGTCATGTAGCGCAACGGGTCATGGGCTGAGCCAACGCCGCTGCGCAGATCAACGATGCCGTTCTGAGTATTCAGCAGCCAGGGATCACGGTCCCAGACCTCGGTCGTGGTCGCATGGCGGCGATCCGATCTGGCCAGTCGCTCGACCGCGGACACCGTGGCCGCACTGGACAGCTTGGTCCGGATCTTGGCCGAAGCGGAGCGACGTGCTGCCTCACGGCAGATGCGCCGTGCAAGATCGAAGGCCTGCAGCGTGTCCTCGCGCCGCCAAAGGGCGCCCGTCCAGGTCAGCCACTGGCCCCACGGCGCAACATAGCGCCAGAGATCGGCATGCCGCGTTGCGAAACTGTCGGCCAGCGCGTCCTCGGTGAATTGGACCGGAATGGGTCCATCGCCCGCATCGCCGCAACCGGCGCTGCCTCCGCCGCCATCATCACCATCGCCCATATCGCCCGCGACGTCGCCATAGCGCTCGGCGTCGCGCTTCCAGAGACGCTCAGCTTCTTGGCGGAGGCGGTCTTCCGGCCAGGGCGGGTCGATACGGGCCGCATTGTAGGCGACCATTTCCTCCCAGGCCTGAACCGGGGTGACAAGCCCCTCGCGGCAGCGCCGGATCCAATAGCCGATGACGCGGGAGAGCGCGTCGAACCGGGTCTCGCCATCGACGCCGCCCTCGCGGATCTTCCGGGCGAAGAGTTCGGTGACCGCGCCGCGCGCTTCCGTCGCGCCGTTGAAATCCAGCTCGTCAATGGCCGCACCTTCCAGCGGCGGCATGGCCACGATGGCCTCGATCAATTCGCCGAGGTCATAATCCCGCTCAGTGTGCGCGATGATCTCGACCAACCGTTGAACGCCGTTCTTGGCATGGACCGAACCCGCGACCCGGATGGGCTGGTGGGCAGACCGGAAGGAGGGATCACCACCGACCTTTGAGGCGATCATGTACCGTGCGCGACAGACGCGGGCGATGTCTTCGCCCTCGGCAGGTTCCGTCAGGCGCCAGTAGAGGTGCCGCTTGGGCTGTCCATCCGCGGTGATGCCACCAGAGGCAACCTCCAGTGTAGGAGCGCCGAGGTGCTGGATCAGATGATCGCGTTTGGCGGTGATGTCGCCATTGTCGAGATCGACCAAGACGACCTGCGTTTGCACCACGCTCTCGGCCCGGGCATCGGCCGCGGACAGCACGGTGCCCGGCACCACGAAGAGCGCCATGCCTGCGGTGGCAGCCCAATCAGCTTGCAGAGCGAGCTTGGCTGCCAACTCGCCATCCACTGCGAGGAAAGGCGTGTGCGAGGGCGCATCGGGCGCGCCCTTTTCCGCCAAGGCCCTGATCGGAGCGAGGCCATCGCAATATCCGAACACCACATCGGCAAAGCGGGCGATCATGGCATGATCGGGGTGAATGCGCTGGGGCTGGGGCATGTCGGAACCTGTCGTCATGACCAGCACCGCGCTTTCCACGCGCAGAAGCGGCATTCGAAATGCTCGGGGTCGGATGTATGGCGCGGCAGCAGCTCGCCCGCGTCACAGGCTCTGAGGATGGTCACCGCCTTGTCGCTGGCGCTCTGGGCGAGTGCAGCGTCGAAGGGCACCAACTCGTGCCAGATCTCGCAGGTGTCCTTGTTGATGGCGGTGAAGAGCGCGGGCGTCTCGGTCAGGCCGAGATAGGCCTGGTAGAGGGCGATTTGTACCGCATAGACGGGCTTGGCTTTGGCCACGCCATGCTTGGCGATTTCACGCCAGTTCTTGGCATTGGCGGATTTGCATTCCCACAGCGCAGGGGCCGCGAAACCATCGGGTCCCGCGACGACTACACCATCGGCATGGCCCTGAACCCGTCCACCGGCCGCAGTGAAGCCGAACTGCTCGCCATGGCGATTGCGCGTGCGCAGATCGAAGCCTGCCTTGCGCAGCCATTCGATCGCCAGGTCCTCCAGCACATGGCCGAGGGCGAAGATGCGCAGTGATTTTCCGGAGAAGCCGCCATCGGGATCGCGCGGGGCTTTCAGGTATTCGTATTGCAAGCGGCGCGAACAGATGTCGCCAAGGCGGCTGCCGCCGAGATAGTCGCGCTGCGGCCGTGTGGCGTTCTCGGCGACCAGCGCCGCGTCGACGCGCGCATTCACGGCGTCGCAGAAGCTGGTCGGTTTCTCGCGGTGATTGAAGTCCAGCACCTCGGTCATCAGAACGGCACCTCCATGTCGCGGGGCGCCGCTGCGCTGGCGCGCATCGCCTCCTGGAAGCCGTCGACGGAGGCAGTCGCGAGCGCGAGCGCCTGCTGCTCGCTGAGGTCCTGAAACCGGGTCGTCCACCCGATCTCGGCCATCAACTCGGCCATGTTCTTGAGGGCAGCGCGCAGGGCCGCCTGTTCGCGGGGATCCGGATCGATCATTGCGCCTCCCCGGTCTTGGGGGTGGCAATCGCTGGGCAGGTGCCCGTGTCGGGGTGGGTGGTTTTGTCGGTCATGGGAAAGCTCCAGTGCTTTCCTCACCTACCGGCGCGACCTCCGATCTGTCGGATCACCGCGGCAACATTCCTGATGCAGATGGTCAGGCAGCTTTTGCGGCTGCGTCACGACCTCTTGTGCCGCCCGCCAAGCGGCTTGCTGGAAGGATCTTCCACATAAGAACT